AATATGCAATACCTTTATACTCTGTAACTTTCTTGGCTTCATCAAGTTCAACTTCTTCTTTTACAGAACCTGTCTTGAAGTCACCCTGTCTCTTATCACCTTTACGAAGAGGTGTTTTTGTAATTTTCTCTCTAAACTTAGCAAATTTTACGTCACCAGAAGTACCTTGTTTTACTACTGGTTCACCAGGATGTTCAACACCTTTATGTTTGTTGTGTGATGTCTTAGCTACATGTTGATCTTCTGGAGCAGCTGGATGATTGCTTACTTCAACAGAGTGTAAATCAACAAACTCAATCTCACCATCAGATCTAGGCTGATATTCTAGTGCTTCTTCGTCGTCATCTGGATCGACAACATAATTGTCAGCGTCAGCTTCTTGGATCTTTCTGAGTTGTTTAAGCGTTTTCATAAGAATCTTCCTCGGAACTGTATAGAGTAGATGCAATATGCATTTTCTCTGAATCTATTTTTTCGTTTGCTTTGAATGCAAGAACATCATTAATAATATCTCTAAACTTAGAAGTCTCGTTATTTTCCAAATGCCGTAAAGCATCACTTAAACTGTCTTGTACATCCATAGTCATTCTCCTTTCATTTATTTATAATATTTATTATATTTATTATATTAAGTAAAATAAGGTACTTTATAACTAGTTCCACCAATATTAAACGTTAAATAACCGTTTGGATTGGCTACTATACTATCATCTGGAGTTAGTGTTCCTAATGATGTTGTTACATCGCCTGGTGTTGCTGTAATTGTAACATTGGCTGAAGAAAATTTACTAGCAATACTATTTGTTACAGTAGTAGCAAAGTTAGGATCATCTCCTAAAGCTGTTGCTAACTCATTTAGTGTATCTAGAGTGCTTGGTGCAGAATCTACTAAATTTGTAATTTCGGTTCTAACAAATGCTGTAGTAGCGATTTGAGTTGTATTGGTCGCCGCCGCTGCTGTAGGAGCTGCTGGGGTTCCTGTAAATGTTGGTGATGCTATATTTGCTTTAGTAGCAATATAAGAGTTGGTATTTGCTAAAGCGGAATTGAAGGTAGATGTACTTACTTTAGTCGCAATATAACTATTGGTATTAGCTAAATGTAATAAAGTATTAGCAGTATGCGCTGTTTCTCTTGTTTCTACAGCGGCAATATAACTATTGGTATTAGCTAATGCTGTTCTTTCAGTAACAGAAACGGTAGCAATATAAGAGTTGGTATTGGCAAGAGTTGTTTGGAATACAGTATTTGTTACATATGTGCCACCTACCGTTGATTCTGTTTGTACTGCTGTTACACTACCACCCTCTACAGTAGTGTACCAACCACTAGAGTTAGCGAAAAGAGAAGAGTTATTACCAACATATATTGTGCCGCCAGAAATATAAAGATCTCTAAATTTCTTTGAAGAAGTACCTAAGTCATAAGTTTCATCTTGATCTGGTATAATATGTTGAGTTGTAATTGTAGTAGTAAACGTATTAGGACTAGGAACAGTATTTGCTTCCCACTTACCTTTAGTGGCATTATATACTAATGCTTGACCGTCTGATGGACTTTTAACAGTATTATAGTCCACATCATCTAGACGATGTAACCAAACTTCACCAGATCCAGAAGATCCACCACTTCTACTAGATAATGCTAATCTTGTTACTTGGGCGCTTATAGAATCTCTAAAGTTTTTTAAACCTTCTTCTAGTTCTTGTTTAAGAGGTTTTAGATCAACAAGTCTACCATCTGTCCCCTGCGGCCCGATTGGACCTGGGATCCCTTGTTCCCCTCTATCACCTTTATCGCCCCTGGGTCCCACAGGTCCGATATCGCCTTTTTCACCTAGGACTCCTTGATCTCCTTTTTCTCCTTTTTCGCCCTGTGGTCCTTGAATCCCTTGAATACCGACTGGTCCTCTAGCGCCCACATCGCCTTTATCGCCTTTATCACCTTTATCTCCTTTCGGTCCTTGTGGACCCGCAATACCTTGTTCACCTTGAGGTCCTACGGGACCGACTGAACCTTGTTCACCAAGATCCCCTTTTGGTCCTCTACCGCCTCTTGGTCCAACAACTTCACCAACTTCTAGTTGCTCGCCATCAGAGAAATTTAAGATTAAACGATTTTCGAATATTCCTGCTTTGAGTATAGCATTGCCAGCGTTACCTTTATCTCCTTTGTCTCCTTTCTCACCTTTAGGACCAACGGCTTCTACAATGACAGACTCAGCAGCATCACCACGATCACCCTTTGGACCTTGCGGTCCAGGTGGTCCTTCGATAGTTTTGATCTCTTCTATCTCTTCACGTAGTTCTTTTACGTTTTTAGAGATTTCTTGTTTAGCAAGTTTTAGAGATGCTGTTAATAACTTGGCGTTTACTATGTCTTTCATCAGGCTTCCTCATCATCATCATTCATCTCTATATTTTCTAATAAGGATGTCATTTTACTAACGAGTTTTTTATCTTCTTCTGACATTTCTATTGGTTGAAATTCTTCTATTACTGTATTCGCGTTTATAGATTCCATTGGAGTATCATCTTGATTGTTATCTTCATCATCATTCATAGGACTATCAGGATCATCAGATTCTTCTTTGATCTCTTTATCCATCTCTTCAATATCCTCTTCAGACATTTGAAGAATTTTCTTACGAACCCAAGCCATTGAGTAGTATTTACCAACAAAACCATCAATCTCATTGGCAAGAGATAGTCTTTCTCTTAATACTTCTGCTTCTTTTAATTCAGCAAAATAGTTATCATGAGCAAACTCGTAGTAGATATCTTCACGAATTTTTTTCCAATCTTTTCTTGATATTACACCTTTTAGAACTAACTGTATTTCTAAAAGATTATCAAATAGATGTGAAAATCTATTTCTAAGTCTTTTTATAAACTTGGAAAATTTTAACTCATCGCGAGTAATTTCTGTAGATCTACCAAGATTAAACTGATTCTCTGCTTCCATACGTGTGACAGGAACATTCAGAGACTTGTAGAGTCTACGACGGAAATAATCTACATCGTCCATCTCTCCAAGATTTTGACCGCCTGGAAGTGTAGTAATCTCGGTGCCTCTACCACCTTCTCTACGAGGAAGCCAGAAATCTTCTAACATTGTCATAAACTTACGATCATCTCTAACTTCACCAGTCGAAGCATCATAGACAAGACGATTCTTATGTTTTGTCATCATGTCTTGTAGATATTGTTCAGCCTTCATCTTTGGAAGATTGCCTACATCGATATAAAATATTCTACGTTCTGGTGCACGAGATAAACGATAGATTACAGTTGCGTCTTCTAACATTCTAAGTTGATTCAATGGTTTGATTGCTTTGTTAAGATGTCCTAGTACAATCTTATTTGATGGATCGTTCATACCACTTGTAACATGACAGATAGAATCTTTAGCGATCTTTACCGCGTTTTGAGCGCCTGAAGAAGTAATCCCTTTTGGATGATAGATGTAGTACTCGTTGAACCCTTTATCAACTGTTACCCTTGTACGAGGATCAGTTTCAGTTATTTTTTCACGTATCTTTTTAATTTTTCTAGGGTCTATTTTACGAAGTTCTTGTATACCATTCCTAGGTTTTGATTCGTTGACGAGTATGTGATAATATAAACGTCCATCAACATACCATTGTTTGAATATGTCATATCCTTGATTATTGAAGTCGAGAAGTCTTAATACGTTATAAAATTCTTCTCTAACTTTGTTTTTAAAAGAATCAGAGTATTCCAAATCATCAAGAACAATGTCTATTGGGTTTTCATTGTCCAATACGATTGATTCGTTTACGATATCTTCGATGGCGCTATCACATTCTGGTTGCATAGACATTTCGCGATAACGTGTTACTAGTTCTCCTTCAGACTTAGCAGAACCTTCTAGATCTACATAAGTACCATAAACACCACCAGCAGCGACTTCTACCGCGCCGTCTTCAAAATTAGGTGCAACAAAGGATTTTACATTTTTTTCTTGTTGTTCTTGATTAGATTTCTCTATCTTAAAACCAAATAGCTCTACTGCCATATTTTCATTTCCTAAAATGTATTTTGTTTTATCTATTTATAAATGAAGATAAACATAAAAAAACGGTGGTCTCATAGAAACCACCGTTTTAATACTCTACAAACTAATATTAACCAAAGAGTGGGGCAGTTACCTGACCTACAACACCTTGACCAGCTTGCCAGAAATCGTAAGAGAACGTGACATCAAAAGTTTCAACGGCGTCGTTTGTACCCCAATCAAGTGCAATTGCACCAACTGTTAATGGGAACAGACCGACAAAGTTGTAAGTTCTGATTGGTTCTCCAGTTTTAGCAAATTGTGTAACAGTAGCATTTGACTTGTACTGTGCGGCTTGCGCTAGAGCGGTAGAACGAGTGTTTGTTTGTAGTCCGTTGATTGCATTTGACCAACGTTCCATTCCATCGCGGACTAGGAAGTCTTCGTCATTCATGACTGTAACTGTCCAATCAGCGAAAGTTCTGTTACCAGCATATTTGATCTGCCGACCGAAGTAGTTGACTGTAGCTACGCCAAGAGTTGCTTCAGGAATCTGAGCTGCCTGAACCATGAATGAGGTCTTAATAAATGAACCACGGTCAACTGGATTGTCAATGGTTACTTGAAACAGATTGGGGCGAGCACCACCACCAGTTAGCTGTCCTTGAAACCCTGAAATATTAAATGCCATTTTATGACTCCTTATCTTTACTTTTATTTATATTAAACTTGACCAACAACTTCACTAAATTCAACACCAGTGCGGACAGCTACGAAGTTTAGTTGAATAAAGTTGATTGACCGAGCAGGTTTGATAAAGATATCGCCAATAAATTCATTACGATCAATAATTTCAGGAGTATTGTTTGTTTCGTCACAAACAACTCTGAAATCTGTGATACCACGGCGACCTTGTACGTCACGGAGGAATGGTTCTACAAGATTTACAAAGTTAGCTCTTGTAAACTCATCGTTGAATTCAAAGAGTGTAAACTTAGAAGCAGTAGAAATAGCTTTCTCTAGTACAATAAAGAGACGGCGAACATTGATACGATCAAATGCGCTTGGTTTAGCAAGAAGTGTCTTATCACCAAATAGTACAGTTCCTTGTCCTGGGAATGTAGTAATTGGATTGATGCCCTTCTTATAGAGTTCATCCCTTTCAGCTTTATTAGGTGTGAACGCCATTTTAACGACATTCTTGATTTGACCACGGTTGAAACCAGCAGGTGAATACCAAGGATCACGAAGATTGTCTGTCCGAGCCATCGTTCCTGCTACATCAGCATTAGCTGGAATGTAACGATATACGTCATTGTATTTGTCGTATTGATACTTCCAACCAGAGTCCATGATACCATATGAACTTGATGGTAGAGTATCACGATAAGCAATGATGTCTTCTGTTTCTGAACCAGCGTAGAGACGATTGTCTACAACGTCTGCTTTCTCTGGAGAAATAACAGCAACACAGTCTTTACGAACTTCACATATTTGTTCGATAAGATAACGCGCTCTTACAGCATTAGCAGAAGCGCCAAGAAGTATTGTTACGTCTACTTCTTCAGCGTTTTTGAACTTGTCATATCCTAAGAGATAGTTAGCATTGGTTGGTGTATTACCATCGCGTCCGTTTACAAACGAACTGGTCTGTACATCGGTATCACCAACAAAGGTAACACCAGAAGCTTTCTTACCAGCATTTGTATTAGAAGCATGATGTTTAGTCCACCATACATACTTTGACCGATTATTAATAACATCCTTATAGTAATTACTACGTCCATCTTCTGTCTTAGCATCAGATGCCATAGAAACGGCTGGAAATACTTCAATAACTTGATTCTGTACACCAGTCCATTCACCATCTTCATCTACTACAGCGATATGCATTTCATCAGCGGTTGCACTAGCAGTGTTAGCATATGTTGAAGTTCCTGGTGCAATATCAAAGAAGTTGTAGAACTCCCAATAACGAGTTGCAGCATAACCACTAACAGTGTTACCTGTGTACTTCCTTTCAAGAGTAAGAATTGTCGAATTAGCGATAGAAGCGACACGAACTTTTTCTTTGTCTGGTCCGATTTCGATAAGATCGCCAACTACTAACTGAGTGTCAAAGTTTGTACTTGAACCAGTGACAGTTGTTGTTTGTGTCGTTACAGCAATCGTACCAGCGATAGAATTTGACCATGCTTGTGCGCTTGGACATACAGAGATTTTGAGAGAGTTACCCAATAATCCTGGATATTTTGCAACCCATTCACCAACATTTGAGATACCTGTAGAATAGTTATCTTCGTAGTCATCTTCGTTTTTGATGACAGTGTTTAACGTATTTGCAGCGTTTGTTGTTGCATTACGTGCTGAGGTGGCCACAGAACTGTTACCAGTTGCTACAACACGAACGACCTGTAATGCATTTGCATATGAGAGGAAGTTAGTTGCTGTGAAGAAGTCTTCCGCAGTATTTGCGTTAGGTTTCTGGAATGTGCTTACAAGAGCGGTTTCTTGGGAAACTAAAACTCTCTTATCTACTGGACCCCACCGAAAATGTCCAGCAATAGCACCAATAGATGTTGATACAGCGGGTACAACAGTAGTAAGATCAATCTCACTAACGTTGACGCCTGGAGAAACTTGGAATGCCATTTCTTACTCCTTAGATTAAAACGAACGAAAATCTCATTTTCTTTTTATTTATATTTTTAACGTTTTTAATAAACTTAGTTAATAAATAGAAATATGAGAAAAACGGAAGAAACCAGACATAAAATGAGTCTTGCTAAACTTGGTAAACCCAAGTCTAAAGAAACTCGTATTAAGATGAGTAAGGCACATATGGGCAAATCTCATAGTGAAGAAACTAAAAGAAAAATTAGTGAGAGTATGAAAAAGAAGTTTCAATCTGTTCTATTCGTTGATCCATGGTCTACCAACGATTAATAAACTGGTCTTTAAGATCTTCTAGACTGTAAGGATCGTTTACGATCATTTCTGCATCATTTGCCGCATCATATCTAAAACCAAACGGTAACATATCTTCTTCCATCATAGATTCTTTATCTTCTAGTATTCTTTTTCTAATATCAGTGTTTGTAAGTTCTTTGAAATAATCTTGTCTTACAAGCCATCCAAATAATACTAGACACATTACTAAATCGTCGTGATATCCTTCATCGGCTTCAAAAGATTCCTTCTTACTAATGAAATTAGATAACTCTTCAATTATGTCAAAATCTTGTATAATAATTTTTTGATTCTCTACCATATCTTTTAAA